TGAGACGTCCCATGTGGTCAGGCTGGCAAATAAGGGACCAGGGGTTTCGACCGAAATCCTGACCGATAAGAAGCGGGTAACCAGGTATGAGCGTCGTATCAGAGACAATGTGAAACGACGGCCGAAAAGACGCCTTGAAAACAGCCATACCGGAGGGGTCGTCGCCGTATTGGGCCTTGACATAACGGTTGACCCATGGATGGTCGATACCGTACATCCCCACGAAGTTTTCATAGTACGTTCTTCCTTGTCTCAGTCGGACCGGATGATCGATCGGGAGTTTGATCGTGTCCTTTGTTTGCAGTAGATAGTTCAAGTTCTCCGCGTCTGGCGAGAGCCCCGACGGCTGAATAAATTTCTGCCAGTTGGGCGGCAAGTCTTCCATAAATTTGTGCCATGGGGTCAGTTCCGTCGGCATGTTCGTGTCCGCTATCATTCCATGCCACGTTGGCGCTCCACGTCTCCCCGATGGGTAACGACCTAGCCGGCCGGATATTGGCCCAACAACGTCCAAATTCATCTCGATACACTCCGACAGCCAAGCGGCCGTTAGCTGCATCGACAATAATCGCGCTTGATCTTGTGCATCTTCCAGGGGTATGAAAATCCATTCTGACACCACATCATTGAATTTTACGTGGAATGTGCCCTCCGAGACTTTCCAGATGCCCGGGCCGCCGTCGCTTGTGAGCCAATTTTCACATTCTTTAAGCACCGTATCTTTAAGCTGTTTGAGCGTTTGTCGTACCACAGCAAAACGGGTGTATCGCAAACCATCTTCTGCAGGTTCTTGTTCAATGGCTCGCTTAGTGAGGTCCATAACGCATGCAGTAGTCTTTCCGCTGCCGACTGGGCCGGCAATGAGACGCCCATAGGCATCTGAAGCAAGAAATTGGTCAAGGACTTTTCCGTCCGGTGTGAAGTTGAAGCCACCCATGCCTCCGAAAGTGAAGGGTTGGTCTTAAGTTTTGATTAACTCTCCCTTGAACCAATGACCACAGTCGCGGCAGCTATGTTGTACATACTTGCGCGCTTTGTTGTACCAAGTGCCGCGCCTCTTCGTATGCGTACTCTGACAATTTGGACAAACCACACCAACATGCGGCCGATGGAAGAGCTCTAGGTTGGGGTGCGTTGTCATCCATGGCCGTAATTCTTCGTATACTTTTTCCAACAGTTCAACGTCATGCCTATTATAGCGCTTCATCGTAGCCCAGGCCTTGCGGTCGCCGGCCATGGTGCGTTTCCACAGATCAAAACCGGTTGTCGGTAGCTTGCGGCCTAGACCTAAATACTGGCCGAGAGCGTCTAGCCGGTTGCTATCGAACTGGAAATGCTTGCGCGCGGCCTTGAGTGTATCGATCGTTTGGTAGCGTGATGGCGGCTTCATGCCATAGCGGACCATGCGGGCATTGGCTTTCCGTATATCAAAACGGTCGCCGTTATGGGCGATCAAGACGTCCGCTTCGTCGAATAAATTGCGAAGATCTTTAACGAGGAAGAAATCATTGTCCAGATTGGCGTCATATTCTGGATAATCACAAAGTGCTTTGACGTGGGTTTTCTTTTCCCCGTGCCGTTTCCACGCAAAAGAAAGGATGTACCATGCGTCTTTTATCTCGATAATATTCGTGTCGTACAACTTACCCCAAAAGTAACCGAGAGTTGGAGCAGTTTCTATGTCTACGTAGATTATGCAAGGAGAGGCCATGGATAAATCCTTTCGTCGAGGGGAAGTTGCCCCTTGCCAAGTCGTTTTGGAAGTTTTTTGTGGGCTTTTACTTTTTCTAGTGCGGTATTACCTTGGGCTTGTTTTACTGGACTGAGATAAGGATACAATTTGTAATACGCCAGGATTGCTTCTTTTCCTGTGATTACGAATTGGTAGATTGGTTGTTGGGGTTCTTTTCGTATAGTCGGCCCATAGACTTTTCCTATATCTATGGCCATCTTTAATCTGTGTAGAACTTGCGGATCAACTTGACACGCCGACAATTTAAAGAGCGGCGTGTAATAGTCTTTTCGTCCTCTCGCACATATGTGGCCCTCACCATCCATGAACCCTGCGGCCCACGCTAATTCTATTTCTCTATCTCTAGGAATTTTACTCATGCGGTTTTTCCAACTCACGTTGCGGGGTAATATCTATCGACGGTTCAATGGTACGATCGATCTTTTTGGAACCGACGTTGATGGTGATCGAGAACCGTTCGCTTGAGCCCGTTTGTGGTTTTTCCTCGCCCGCGCCGGCCAGCTTGGCTAGCAGTTTGGCGGTTTCAACAACCGCAGGCAGCGTCTCAGTCGCGCTGTTTAAACGGTTGTGGAGCATAGGCAAACTCTGCTCCAGTGACGTCGCGGACTTGATTTTTATCCGTTTGACCGCGGATGTGGCACTTTGCCATTCGAGGATTGCGGCCGCGTAGGCCTGCTTGAAATAAGGATTGGGTTTGATATATTGCTCGAATTGCGCCGCGGTGATATCGAAGGCTTGATACAAGTCCGCCGGCTCGAGTTGAGCCTTGGCGAGCTCGTTGGCCAGTTTGACCAACTTCTCTTCTGTCAAAGTGGGTTTTACAACGGCTAAGGTCGCCAAACCGGTGTCATCTGTTTCGTCCATGGGGATCTCCTAGACCGCCATTATAGCCTTGTCAAGTGGCTGAAACGTTAACGAAATGCAAAGAGATGCCCGATATCCTGACACAGAACAAAGGGTTTTCCTAGGTTTCAGCATGTCGGATATGGGATTAGGCCAGGCGGGAGTTCTTCAAGTTATTCCGGAGGACGTTCTCCAGCAGCAAGAGGCCGACCGCGCCAATATGACGGCCCAAGCCAACCAGGGGGCTCAGCAACAGCAGGATCCGCAACAATTAGCTGCGTATATTAAGGGTCAATGGGAAATTTTTCGTAACCATCGCAACACGGCGGCCGGCTGGTCTGAGCGCCTGCTGATCTGCTTGAGGACTTTCAATGGACAATATGATGCAAACCAACTACGAGAAATCCGACGATTTGGCGGATCTGAAGTCTATGCGCGAGTTATTGCTCAAAAATGCCGGGCCGCGAGTTCCCTTTTACGTGATATCTACCTCGGCGATACACGTCCCTGGGCCGTCAAGCCCCCGTCCGCGCCGAAGATCCCGGACGAGATCCAGCAAAACATAGACCAGCTGATGAAGCTGGAACGGCAGATGGTTACCCAACAGAATGGGAAACCGCCAGATCCGCAGGATGAACAACAGCGGCGTACGGCCTTGATCGAGAGCGCGCTCGATGCCGCCAAGAAGAAAGCAGTGCAACAGGCGCGCGACTCGGATGACAAGATTGAGGATATCTTGCGTGAAGGCCATTTTTATCAGGCCTTTGCCGAATTCTTGGTCGACTTGCCAATTTTCCCTTTTGCCTGTATGGTTGGTCCGGAAGTCAAGATTATGCCCGAAGTGGTTTGGCCGCCCGGTGGCGGACAACCGACAATCGTGCAAAAGCCCAAGTTGATGTGGCGGCGCGCGTCACCATTTGACTTGTGGTGGACGCCTGGTGTATCGGAGATAGCAAATGCAGACATCATCGAAAAACTCAAACTTACTCGCGCTGAACTTAATGATCTGCTGGATATTCCTGGTTACAATCAACAGGAGCTCCGCGCCGTTTTGGATGAATATGGCCGCGGCGGTTTGTATGACAATTGGGATACTACTGACGCTGAACGTGCTGTTCTCGAGAACAAGGAAAATCCGGCGTGGAACCGATCGCGCTTGATTTCAATGATGGCATTCAATGGTAATGTCCAAGGACGCATCTTGCAGGATTATGGTCTGGCTGTCCCCGACGAGTTGCGGGACTATCACGTCCAAGCATGGTGTATCGGGCCCCATGTCATCAAGTGTCAACTTTCGCCCAGTCCACGCCAGCGTTCGCCCTATTATATTACGAGTTTTGAGAAAGTGCCTGGAACCCCTATCGGCAACGGGCTTACAGATATCTTGGAAGACATTCAAATTGTTGCAAACGCGACACTTCGGGGTTTGGTTAACAATCTCAGTATCTCCTCTGGACCTCAGGTCGTGGTTAATGACGATCGACTGAGCCCTGACGAAACCGGCGAGGATCTTTATCCATGGAAACGGTGGCACACTCGAAACGATCCGGTGGGAAACAATGCAAGGCCCCCTATCGATTTCTTCATGCCGACCAGCAACACCCAGGCGTTGGTTCAAGCGTATCAGGAGTTTGTGTCTATTGCGGACGATATCTCAGCGATACCGAAATATGTCGGTGGTCAAGCTGGGGCTGGTGGCGCCGGCCGTACGGCGTCTGGCCTAGCTATGCTGATGGGAAACGCTTCAAAAATACTCCAGACGGTATCCGCAAATATTGACCGCGAAGTAATGGAACCGGCTCTTCTCCAGCTGGCTGATTTGATTATGAT